CCGGAGCTGCTTTCAAAAATCGAAAAAGCTTTTAAGGCAGCCATCGAGAAAAATAAAAAGATAGCGGTTTTGTACGAAAGGATCCGAGACGGAACTGCTACATACCAGGAAGCAAATGAATTTGCAATAGAAATTGGTGAAAGCCTGGCGGAAGCATTTAAAAATCATTTAAGTGCCGACATCCTTCCCGATGGGCGCATGTATTACAATATTGCAAGCCGGATTATTCCGGAGACATTGCAGCACAATCATGAATTAATCACCGAAGTTACTGCAAAAATCCAGGAAGATTTGAACAAGCGCGCTGGAATAGGGATAAAAGCAATCAAGCCGGAATTGAACGAGGACCGAATAAAAGGGCTTATTGAGAAGGTATCAAATGCAGAAGACTATAATGATGTGGCATGGGTTCTGGATGAGCCAATCGTAAATTTTTCCCAAAGCATTGTGGACGATTTCATCCGAGAGAACGTGGAGTTTCAGGGGGCAGCAGGAATGCGACCAAAGATTATTAGAACGACAGTAGGAAAGTGCTGTGAGTGGTGCGAAAAGCTCTCGGGAACCTATTCATATCCAAACATACGGAAGGATATTTACAGGCGTCATGAGCGATGCAGATGCATCGTTACTTATGATCCGGATAAAGGGAAGGACATACAGAATGTTCACACAAAAAGATGGCAGGAACGTGAAAAAATAGAGGCAAGAAAGAAAATTGGTATTAGCCAGGAGAAAAAAGAATCACCGGAAGCCAGGCAGCAGCGGGTAATGCGGGAGAATGGATTAAGCCGTGAGGCTCAGAGATTGGCCCATCCCAAAATACACCGATGAATAATTATGATTAAGGAGGGGATGTCATGGCAGATGTCAGAATGGGCCGCCAGACACCCACTCAATCCGTAATTCTTCCTTACATCCAGACAAAAGGGCCGGAAGCGATTGAATTATATCATGCAACAGGGAATGACCTGCTGGAATGGCAGCAGCTTTTAGCATGCGACATCATGGCGACAAACGAAGACGGCCTGTGGGTACATCAAAAATATGGCTACTCCGTGCCACGAAGAAATGGTAAAAGTGAAAACGTTCTGGGCCGCTGCCTGTGGGGGTTGAAAAACGGAGAACGCATTCTTTATACGGCCCATCGGGCGACAACCTCGCATTCGGTATGGGAACGTCTGGATCGAATGTGTTCTAAAGCTGGAATTGAAATCGAGTCATCGTTTAAAGCATTCGGAAAAGAGCATTTATATGCATCAGACGGAGGTGTAATTGAGTTTCGAACCAGGACGTCAAGCGGGGGCCTGGGGGAAGGCTATGACCTTCTTATAATCGATGAAGCGCAGGAGTACACGGAAGCGCAGGAAACGACACTGAAATACGTTGTATCAGACAGCCTCAATCCGCAGACGATTATGCTTGGAACGCCTCCAACCGTGGTGTCGGCCGGAACTGTGTTTGTAAAATACCGGGATACGGTGCTTTCTGGAAATGGTTTTGATTCCGGGTGGGCTGAATGGTCTGTCGAGGAACAGCATGAACCGGGAGACGTGGAATCATGGTACGAAACCAATCCTTCCCTGGGGACGATTTTAACAGAAAGAAAGATTCGGGCAGAGATTACAACCGATGATATCGATTTTAATATCCAAAGATTGGGGCTGTGGCTTAAATATAATCAAAAATCAGCCATCAGCAGGAATGAATGGGATGCACTCCGGCTTTCAAAGCTGCCAGTCTTTAAAGGACAATTATTTGTTGGAATTAAATACGGCGTGAATGGAACAAATGCGGCTATGTCTATTGCCGTAAAGACTGAAGACGGAAGAATTTTTGTTGAATCAATTGACTGCCGGCCGATTCGGGCAGGGAATGCCTGGATTATTGAATTTCTAAAGGCTTCACCCGCTATCGGAGGAGTTGCGATTGACGGCGCAAATGGTCAGAAAATCTTAGAAGAGGATATGAAGGAAGCGAGACTGAAAGTACCTGTGCTGCCAACAGTAAAACAGATCATAGTCGCAAATGCGGCGTTTGAACTGGGGCTTGAAAAGACCATCTGTCATATGGGTCAGCCATCGTTGGCCCAGGCAGCAACTAATTGCGAAAAACGGGCAATTGGGACCAATGGAGGATTCGGCTATCGCGCCCAAAAAGAAGGGGTTGAAATTGCCTTGTTGGATAGTGTTATCCTGGCGTACTGGATGTGCCGGGAAAGTAAAGAAAAAAAGAAACAGAGAATTAGTTACTGATATAGCAGCTCTTTACAGGCTGCTTTTTTAGTATAAGATTACCGATACCACCGGGAAGTGGGGAAAGGAGAAAAAAATGGCAGAATTTACACCAATTACAACGCAGGAGGATTTCGACAAAGCAATCGGAGAGAGATTGAAACGCGAAAGAGAGACGGTGAAAAAAGAATATGCCGGATATCTGTCGCCAGAGGATGAGAAAAAGAAATATGAAGGCTATCTCTCACCGGCAGCAGAAAAAGAAAAGTATAAAGGCTACTTAACTCCGGAAGAGGCAGCAGAGAAAGAAAAAGCAATTAAGGGCTACGAGGCCAACTCGGTAAAAATGAGAATCGCCCATGAGGTAGGGATTCCCTACGAGCTTGCAGACCGATTAACGGGGGAGAATGAAGAGGCACTCAGGAAAGATGCGGAGGGACTGATTAAAATTATGGGAAGCCAGGCACATAAAGTGCCACCGCTTAAAAGCACTGAGCCGCCGGCGGCAGACACAAAGACAGCAGCTTTTAAATCAATGCTGGATAACATGAAAGGAGAATAGAAGATGGCAAGTATTTTAACAAAGGGAAGCTTATTCCCGGCAGAACTGGTTTCTGAAATGTTCAACAAGGTAAAGGGGAAATCTTCCTTGGCAGCTCTTTCCAATCAGGAACCAATACCGTTTAATGGTAAAACAGAATTTACATTTACGTTAGACAAAGAGGTCGATATCGTGGCAGAGAACGGTAAAAAAACCAATGGTGGAGCCACAGTGGAACCTGTAACCATTATCCCGATTAAATTTGAATATGGTACGAGGGTTTCGGACGAGTTCATGTATGCGGCAGAAGAAATACAGCTTGGGTATCTTCAGGCGTTTTCGGATGGGTTTTCAAAGAAAGTTGCACGAGGACTCGACATTGCGGCCATGCATGGATTTAATCCACGAACTGGAACTGCATCTTCCGTGGTCGGAAACAATCACTTCGATGCAGCCGTAACACAGACAATTGATTATGTAGCAGCTTCGGCAGACGATAATGTTGACGCAGCCGTAACAGCCATTCAGGCCGCAGACGGTTCCGTAACTGGGATGGCTATGTCACCGGCATTCAGTTCCGCGCTGGCCAGGCTGAAGGCAAACGGAGTTCGTCTGTATCCAGAACTGGCCTGGGGAGGCAATCCGAGTTCCCTGAATGGACTGGCAATTGATGTAAACAATACGGTATCATTCGGAACTTCTAAGGATCAGGCCATTCTCGGAGATTTTCAGAATGCATTTAAGTGGGGTTATGCTAAAGAGGTTCCGATTGAAGTGATTCCTTATGGAGATCCGGATAACTCGGGCGTGGACTTAAAGGGTTCTAACCAGGTTTATATCCGCGGCGAAGTGTATGTTGGATGGGGAATCCTGATTCCGGCCTCTTTCGGCCGCATTGTAACCCCTGAGGGCGCATAATGAAGTACCGAAATAGAAAAACAGGATGTGTAATTGATATCAAAAGCCGTTTGAGTGGTGGTGACTGGGAGCCAGTAGAGTCGGCCCCTACACCGCCGCCCCAGAAAAAGCAGGTGGTGAGAAAAAAGAATGTCCAACTTTGCGACGATTGAAGATATTGAAAAGTTATGGCGCACGTTAAAACCAGATGAAAAAACCAGGGCGGAAGAGCTTTTAAAAGTGGTTTCAGATAGTCTCCGGGTTGAAGCTGCTAATGTGCAGAAGAACCTGGACGAAATGATATTGAAACAGCCTTATCTTGGGACTGTGGCGAAATCAGTAACCGTGGATGTTGTTGCAAGGACATTAATGACATCCACCGACCAAGAGCCAATGTCTCAAATGTCCGAGTCTGCCCTCGGATATTCGGTGTCAGGCACATATCTAATACCGGGAGGCGGCCTTTTTATTAAAAAATCCGAGCTGTCGCGCCTGGGCTTACGAAGACAAAGGTATGGGGTGATTGATTTTTATGCTGAAGGGAATAACGATAACACTACACAATAAGAAAATAGCGTCGGCCGATGAATTTAACCGCCCAATTTATCAGGAAACCCCGATACTGGTTGAAAATGTACTTGTCGCCCCGGAATCAAATCCAGAAATATTGAGTCAGCTAAATTTATCCGGAAAGAAGGAAGTCTATGTTCTGGCTATTCCAAAAGGGGATACAAATAATTGGACGGATACTAAGGTCGAGTTTTTTGGAAAAGTATGGCGTACAGTAGGAGAACCGCTGGAAGGAATTGAGGGACTTATCCCGCTTGACTGGAATAAGAAAGTGAGAGTGGAGCGATATGGCTAACATGAAAGTAGTATTGAATAGCGAGGGGGTACGCTCCCTGCTCCGGTCAAAGGAAATGATGGATTACTGCACGGAGCTTGCGCAGGGAATCCAGGGCAGGGCTGGGAACGGATATGATATAAGCAAGCATACAGGACCAAACCGAGTCAATGTTTCGGTAAGAACGGCCTCCGGTGCTGCGGAGGCAGAAAACAGGGGTGGAAGCAACAAACTGTTAAAGGCGGTGAAGTGATGATAGAAAAGACTGTACTTGACTATCTGAATAGAAAGCTGGACGTGCCGGTATACATGGAGGTCCCGGAAAAACCAGAGAAGGAATACGTTGTGATTGAAAAAACGGGAAGCGGAGCAGAGAACCATATCTGTTCCGCTGTTTTTGCAATACAGTCAATTTCGGACTCCCTGCTGCACGCTGCACAGTTAAACGAAAAGGTTAAAGCGGCAATGAATACCATCATGGAACAAGATGAAATCTGCCGTGCCGACCTGAACAGCGACTATAACTACACGGATACGGCAAGCAAAGAATATCGTTATCAGGCCGTATTTGATGTAATCCATTATTAAAAAAAG